GTTGTGGATCAGGGCAAACAGGTCCAGTTCCTGGAAGCAGTATCGGTAGATCACAGGGATCCTGTTACTGCGGAACTGTTACCAATAGTTATAGTTGTGCTGCTTATCCAGGCTCAACCTTGAATGGGACCGATTGCTTTACTAACGTTTTAACTGGCTATACTTGTCCTTCAGGTCAGACAGTTAGCGGGTCAAGATGTGTGACGTCCTCAACTTCATATAGTTGTAGTGCTTTTCCTGGATCTTATCTCTCTGGAACGCAGTGTTATACAAACGTTACTTCATATTCTTGCCCTAGTGGTGGAACTCTAAGCGGAACAACCTGTACAATTGCGGCAACATGTAATAACTCTGGTACTAGCTGTGAATACTGCGGCAGCACTACAACATTTATAAGCGGCGGTACATACCCTAACTGCGACTCTTACGGGTCTACTTGCCAGACCTGTACAGCTGGGGGCGTGGTTACCAACTATTACCTTCAAATCATCTACTCAACGTCTACAGGGGCCTCCTACAGCGTGTATAGCACCTCTTCAGGGCTATCTGCCCAACCAGCTACTATTGGGGTGACAACGTCTGGTAATACGGCTACCGTGGTACCTAGGACCTCTGGTGGAACTTCACTAGGAACATTTACCGCTACTAATACTGGAACTAAGGGCAATAACGTAGGCATTGTAAAATCCTATGGAAATTACGCTCAAGGAAGCACTGCAGACAACTTTAGCTCAGACCAGGCATAAACTAAAAGCTCAGTCTGTTGTATGATATGATTCGTCATACACTGAGAGGGATAACATGAAAGATCCATTTGATAGACCTGCACGCCCATGGGATTTATGGAATAAAAACTTAGGCCGTGTACAAGATGTAATTGCTGAAGAACGTTTTGCAATCTGCAAGGAGTGCCCTAAACTTCTTCCTACAGGAAACTGCAGTGAATGCGGATGTTTTATGTCTATGAAGACAAAGCTTCCTAACGCAGAGTGCCCGCTGCATAAATGGGGTCAAATTCGAGTTTCATACAAAGATGAGGAAAACTAAAATATGTCAAACCAACCACAGCCAGCCCTACCTCCTATTCAAGTAGCATTTGTTATTGATGGTGAAGTAATTGATATCTTACACACCGATGAGCGTTTAGCTGCTATCTTTTTAAGTCAACCTACTATTGTAGACGTAACAAACCTTAAAGATAATGATGGAAACGTAAAGATTATCCAGGTTGGGGACGTATATAACTCAGAATCCGGTATATTTAGTAAACCAGAGATTGTGCAACCTACGGAGGAATAATGCGTGGAGAACAACGTGAGGGGCGATTTAGTATTGACCATGAGCGTGGTTCTATCATCACCGGCACAACTAAAGAAATAGTTCGTACAGTAGGTAACGTTATTGAATGGTGGTTATATGACCAGCCTAGTAGTGTTGTAGATCCAATCTATGACGTAGGAGCCAACACTGGTGGTCGTAGATGGACTGGTCCATATAAGCTGCCAGTAATTAATGCCTCTATAGTTCATGGTGCTAGCATGCACGATCAACGTGGTTTTTATAACACTGACGTACTTCGTATAATTATGAATATGGACATTATTGATGGAAGCGGCCTTGCTGGTGGAGAAAAGCTAGCTGTACCTGAACTACGGTTTTTGCCAACAAACCCAGATTCGTTTATGCGTGACCGAGTTGTATTTAGGAAGCAGGTCTTCCAAATTAAACAAGTTCAGCCAAAAGGCATCTTAACTAATGATTATACCCTTTTTAGTATGGATCTTACTCAGGTTAACTCTGAAGAGCTGGTCAATGACCCTCAATTTGCTGAGTACGCAAGTTACAACGCATTTAACTCTAGAAGCACATACTATACTGCCGAAGGTACTCTTGGCCTTCCAGGTGGAATTTAACGAAAAAAACTAACAACAATACGAAAGGTAAGAAATAATGTGCGCTACCTGTGGCTGTGGTAAGCCTAAAGACAAGCACGGCATGAAGACCCTGGCCGCTGCCAACAAGAAGTACGATAAAAAGTCTGACTCAAAAGGTAAGGCTAAGAAGACCAACGTAGTACGAAAGAAGGGCATGTAATGTCTAAGTACACAGAGAAGTCTGATAAGAAGCAAGACGCCAAGGATACTAAGGGCATGACTCCTAAGCAGAAGGCGGCTTTTAAAAAGGCAGATGAAAAGCATCGTAAGCCTAAGTCTCAAGAGGACGACGCTAAGATGGACAAAAAAATCATTAAGAAGATTAAAAAGAAGTAATGATTTAGCCCCCGCAAGGGGGCTTTTTCATTTATTATAGATTATGACGCCAGAGTAATCTGGAACCCTGCTGCAACACCTTGCGCCTTCTATTGGAGGATTTATGATCTTTTTAGCCCAACGGCTGCTCCGTGCTGAAACGGATGCCGATAAGAAAGAGTTTGTTCGTGGAGTAGTAGGTTTAGATAAAGCCAACGCAGAACGTAAAATCGTCGGTGGCCTAATTACCGGGTATCTACTAGCGAGTTGGCTCAAGAACCGTGGCTAGCGCAAAAAAGGTTTTAAGTAACTTCATTAAAAGAGCAGAGAAGCAGGCAACAAAAGATTACACCAACTACCTGCGTAAGTATGCAACAGCTTCAGGTTGGCCTGACGGTTTAACTAGCCGCCTCAATATGTCACATGTTGACGATTCTCATGTCATCACATTCCCTCACGAGCTTGCTGATCAAATTCGTACCCTAGAGTACGGCACGGACTCTATTCCTCCATCACCGGTTCTTAGAACCTTCATGATTGATCAGACGAGGAAATAATGCCATTTATTATTAATGAAGATAAAGCCCTAAAAAATATTTTAAGCGGCATTACCGTGTCTGATAGCGGTAACCCTACCCGCCCGGTAGGTGTTTTTTACGGACAACCGGATAAAGAAATCCGTTCCCAAAACTATCCCTACATTACTATTGATTTAATTGATGTTGCAGAGGATACCTCCCGTGCACACCGTGGCAATATAAAGCTAACTTATACGCCTGAAGGTGTAACCGACACAAACAAAATTGTAGAGTATCCAATCCCTGTAGACCTGTACTATCAGGTCTCAACATGGAGTCGCCAACCTAGACATGATCGCCAACTAATGGCTGCATTGTTCTCGTATGGTAGACTTCCTTTTAGATTTGGAAGCCTCCCCATAACTGAAGACGATACTATTCGTCGTTTAGATATGATGGGATTTTCAAAAAGAGACACTGTTGAAGGTGGCAAGCGCCTCTTTAGCAATGTCTACAATATACGAGTAAGCGCTGAAATATTTCAGAGCCAACTCATGCAGATGTACAAAGTACTACACGAGCCTACAATTACGTATACCCAGCAGTTCGACACGTTTACAATAACACCATAATTTGGCCCCCCCAAGAAAACAACCTAACCCTAAGGAGTAAACCGGAATGGCAACATACAGTCGCCCGGGAGTCTTTATCCAAGAAGTGGCTCTTCCACAGATCGTTCAGTTAGCAGATACTGGTAATGCAGTAGGTGCAATGGCTGGTGCGTTGCCAATCGGTAACACAACAGCACCTGTACTAACAACTAACTGGTCTGACTTTGTGAAGAACTTTGGCGGATTAAATGATTCCTACCCAACAACTTGGGCTGCCTACAACTTTTATGCTAATGGCGGCCGCAATTTATACGTAAAGCGTGTAGTAGGATCAGGAGCAGCAAAGGGAACTATTACAGTTACCGATGGTGCAACAGGATCTACAACACTTACCGCAACAGTAACAGCTGCATCAGCAACTTCTGGTACAGTAACTTACACAGCTAATAACACATTTACAGTAGGACAGACAGTATCTATTACTGGCCTATCCACAAGTGCGTTTAACCTAACATCAGTAACTATTGCTACTCGTTCTGCTACACAGTTTACCGTAACTAACGCAGCAACTGGAACAGCAGTTACAGGAGCAACAGCGACAGCTACAGTTACCTATACAAACGTACCTGCAACTTCATTTACTATCTCAGCTCTTACTGAAGGCGCATGGTCAAGCAGCTATGGAGTTCTTATTGTTCCAGCTGGTGTATCAACACGTTTTGGACTAGTTGTTTATGGTCCACCACTTGTAGCTGGAGTTCTTACCTCAAATCCTCTAGAACAGTACACAGATCTAAGTATGGACCCAACAGATAAGTACTACTTTGCTTCTGTTCTAAATACATCATCTAATCTGATTCGTATTACAGGAACTATTACAAATAGCGTATTCCCAGGAACAGCGGGAACAACACCTACTCTATTTGCTAGCGGTTCTGATGGTGCAGCAGTAGCACGCACTGACTACTACAATGCTTCAGGCGGAACCGTAACAGGTGCTTGGTCAACATTTGACCCAATCCAAAACCCACTTGTTATCTACAACCCAGATGCAGCATATGCAGCAAGCTCAAGTCTTACACAGCAACTACATGGTGATGCTGTTATTTATGCAGCTAGCCGTGAAGATGCGTTTGTTGTTATTGACACGCCTTCTGGACTATCAGCAACAGCAGCACAAGAAAGCGTAACTTCTACAGTTGCAGTTTTCTCAGGCGCAACAGCTGGAGGAATTGCAGCAGCGTACTACCCATGGATTAATATCCCTGATGCAACAAAGATTCCTGGAGCACTACGTCTTCAGGCTCCTGGTGCAGCAGTTGTAGGTCAATACTTGGCTACAGATGCAGTACGCGGTCCAGCTAAGACACCTGCTGGTCTTAATAATAAGATTGCTCTTGCAGTATCTACTGAAAAGCAATTTACAAACGCTGAACTTGATTCAATCAATACTTCAGTTGATCCAATCAACGCTATCCGTAATGTTCCAGGTGCTGGAATTGTTATTATGGGTGGCCGCACATTGGAAAACACACCAAATAACCGCTACATCAATATCCGTCGTTCACTAATCTACATTAAGAAGGAAATTACAGACCGTGCTTCCTTTGCAGTGTTTGAGAACAATGACGAAAAGTTGTGGCTTGATATTCGTACAGC